AAAAAGGATACACTCATGATCAAGCTCTTGCTGAAACGCTTACACCTGGATTAGTAAGTGGAAGGCCAGAAGGGGTGCCATGGTACGGGGGCGCTGAATCATTATTAGAAAAAGAATTAACAGAGGTAAGAGAAAAGCCAACAGTTTTAGAAGATGGTACAATAGTACCAGGAAAAATTATTAAAGGTGCAATTAGTGATCCAAAAGTTTTACAATATCAACAAGCATTAAAAGACCAAGAACAAGTGTTTGATGCATTTGGTAGAAAAGAACAAGGACTACAAGCATCAAGAAAAGATATTACAGATGTAGCCTCTGCTGATATTCAAGATCTAAACAGATCTGGAACAATAAGTAGAATAAATAGAATTATGAATCCTGAGAGCATGGCATCAAGGGCATATCAAACAGCTCTTGAAACTCAAGCAGGTAGACAAGACCAAAGAGCTAGAGATTACATGGCTGAAAATTATGTTCAAAGAGAACCAAGTGACTTTCAACAAAAAAAACTTCAAAGAGAGAGAAACGAAGCAATGTTACAAATGTTTCCACCGCCAACGGTAAAAACTATACAAGATGCTTACAAACAATATGGAGTTGAAGATCTTTTAAAAAATTTTACAGCACAAGATTACAAAGACGAAATGAAACGTTTTGATGATTTTCAAAAACAAAGTTATTTTGCAGATAACTTTAGATTAGAAAAAGCAGGCGGTGGTATTGCTAAAATGGCTGGTGTATCATCAGGCCCACCACCAGAAAAAGGACCAGACTCACAAGGGTTGCCAGGTCTATTAAAACGTGTTAAGAAACTATAGGAGTATTAAATGGCAGAAATAGATAAAGGACTCCCGAACACTAGAAAACAGGAAGAGATTCCCTCTCAAGAAGAGATTCAAGAAGTAGCTGTTCAGGAGCAAGCAGAACAAGATCCAAAAGGACCTATCGAGGTCATACCAGAAGAAGATGGTGGCGTAACATTAGACTACGAGCCAGGTGCAATCAATATACCTGGAACAGAAAATCATTTTGATAATCTAGCAGAACTTTTACCGGATGATGTTTTAGAACCAATAGGAAACGAGATGACTCAAAACTATATGGATTATAAAACCTCAAGAAAAGAATGGGAACAATCTTACATCACAGGACTAGATCTACTTGGTTTTAAATACGAGAATAGAACAGAACCTTTTCAAGGAGCTTCAGGTGCAACACACCCAGTGTTGGCTGAGGCAGTCACACAGTTTCAGGCACAAGCTTACAAAGAATTATTACCAGCTGATGGGCCGGTAAGAACACAGGTCATAGGTGTTAAGAGCCCTGCAACAGAACAGCAGGCGACACGTGTTAAAGATTTTATGAATTATCTAATTATGGATCAGATGAAAGAATATGAATCAGAGTTTGATTCTATGTTATTTCATTTACCATTAGCAGGATCAACTTTTAAAAAAGTTTACTACGATGTACCGATGGGAAGAGCGGTATCAAAGTTTGTACCTGCAGATGAATTAATTGTCCCGTATACGGCTACCTCATTAGACGATGCGGAGGCAGTTATTCATAAAGTAAAAATTTCTGAAAATGAATTAAGAAAACAACAAGTCAATGGTTTCTACAGAGATGTAGAGTTAGGCCCACCAGGCACAGATACAAATAACGAGCTTGATAAAAAAGAACGTGAGCTAGATGGCACAAAAAAAACAGGTAAGAACGAACCAGTTTATACTTTGTTAGAATGTCATGTAAATCTAGACTTAGAAGGTTTTGAAGAAGTTGGACCTGAAGGTGAACCAACTGGAATAAAATTGCCCTACATAGTAACTGTAGAAGAAGGCAATAGGAAAGTTCTTTCTATTAGAAGGAACTATGCGCCCAATGATCTAAAGAAAAATAAGATCCAATATTTTGTCCACTTTAAGTTTCTGCCAGGACTTGGATTTTATGGCTTTGGACTCATTCACATGATTGGCGGATTGAGTCGTACGGCAACGGCGGCTCTCCGTCAATTATTAGATGCAGGGACATTATCAAACTTACCTGCAGGATTTAAACAGAGAGGTGTCAGAGTCAGAGACGAGGCAGCTCCAATACAACCAGGTGAATTCAAAGATGTGGATGCACCAGGTGGTAGTTTACGTGATGCATTCTTTCCGCTACCATACAAAGAACCATCTCAGACACTATTAAATCTACTTGGAATTGTTGTTAACGCTGGTCAAAGATTCGCGGCTATTGCTGACATGCAAGTGGGCGATGGTAATCAAGGTGCTGCTGTTGGAACAACGATAGCATTACTAGAACGTGGCTCGAGAGTTATGTCTGCAATACATAAGAGATGTTACTCAGCTATGAAAAATGAATTTAAATTATTATCTAAAATTGTGTCACAATATCTACCACCAGAATATCCATACGATGTCGTAGGTGGTGCAAGAAATATAAAACAAAGTGACTTTGATAACAGAGTCGATGTTGTGCCAGTTGCAGATCCAAATATATTCTCAATGAGTCAGAGAATCACTCTAGCTCAAACACAATTACAGATAGCAACGTCAAATCCTGCTTTACATAACATGTATCAAGTGTATCGAAATATGTATGAAGCGATTGGTGTTAAAAATGTTGATGCGGTTTTACCTGCACCAGCACCGACAGCACCAATGGACCCAAGTATGGAACACATAAATGCTCTAACTGGTAAACCTTTTCAGGCTTTTCCTGGTCAGGATCATAGAGCACACATCACAGCTCACCTAAATTTTATGTCAACTAACATTGTTAGAAATAATCCTGCGGTCATGGCAGCGATACAGAAAAATATTTTAGAACACATCAGTCTGATGGCACAAGAACAGGTACAATTAGAGTTTAGAGAGCAAATGCAGCAAATGATGATGATGCAACAGATGGCAGCAACAGACCCAAGAATACAACAACAGCTTCAAGCGCTTACAAATCAGGTTGAAGCTAGAAAATCTGTGTTGATCGCAGAGATGACAGAGGAATTTATGAAGGAAGAGAAGCAAATCACGTCACAATTTGACAGTGATCCTCTTCTAAAACTAAAATCACGTGAAGTTGACCTTCGTGCGATGGAAAATGAGCGAAAAAAAGACAATGATATGGCTCAACAAGACCTTGCAAGAGCAAGATTAATGCAACAAGGTGAAATCGCAGAGGATAAAATGGATCAAAACGAGGAATTAGCTAAATTAAGAGCTGGAGTTAGCCTTGCAAAGACTGGAGTGCAACAAGCAGCGATAGTAACGGAGGATAATTAATGCCATTAAACAAAAAAGGTAAAAAAATTATGAAATCGATGAAGAAACAGTACGGCAAAAAGAAGGGTGAAAAGATATTCTATGCATCTAAGAACAAAGGTGTTATAAAAGGAGTCAAAAAAGGAGCATAAATGCAAAAACTTAATAATATTAAAATAGTAAACGTTCCGGAACAACAAGTTGAGGTAGATCCAAGATCTAAAACAACTGCTGACCAAGCGTTTAACTATATCGGCACTGGTGGACCTGAAGAAGAAGTACAAGGTCAAGGTGCTGTAAGAACAGACAAGAAAAGAAAATCTAAAGCGTACTAATTATGTGGTTATCGGCGATAAAATTAGCCGTCTCTGCTGGAAGTAAGATTTACGCTAACAAGCAGAAGACGAAGATGGCAATGTCTGATGCACAATTGATGCATGCAGAGCGTATGGCCCGTGGTGATGAAGCTTATCAGGGTAAATTGTTAGAGGCCCGACAGTCAGACTGGAAGGACGAGGCAGTTTTGATAATTTTAAGTTTGCCCGTGTTAGTGCTCGCATATGCCGTGATATCGGACGACCCAACTGCTATGGACAAGGTAAAATTATTCTTCGAGATGTTCTCGCAGCTCCCGTCATGGTTCACAAACCTCTGGATCCTTGTCGTGGCGTCGATTTATGGTATAAAGGGTACACAGATTTTTAGAAACGGAGGAAAAAAATAATGTCAGCATTTGTAAAAGCAGGATTTAGTTTTTTAAAAAATTTAGGTAAGGGACAAAAAACCACTGGTACTGAAGTTATTAGTGCAGTTAATCCAAATGTTGGTAGCCCTGCCAAAAGTGCTTTAAATAAACAAATACAAAAAACAAAAGCCGCTGGTGCAAAATTAGACCAAACTTTATTTGAAAGTAAAAACAAAGCTTTCAAAGGAGATGATTTTACATTTGCAACCAAGACTAAAAAAACTTTATCAAACACTGAAAAACAAAAATTAAAAGAAGGTTTATTTGGTGGAGGTTCTAAACTTACAAAAAGAGCTAAAGGCGGCAGAGTTGGTTTAAAATTC